TTGTGCCTCTTCAAACGATATAGGTAGGTCAATAGTGCATCTAATATACATATTGTCCTGTACTACACCTGATTCAGGGTCTAATAGCTGCGATAGCGTAGTTGTACGGTACTTTGGACAGTCTTTCCAGTTGATATACTTAGGTTTACCAACAGATCTGTCCAAAATCATCATACCGCGAGCATCATCTCCAGCATCTGCATAGTTATGAGGGAAAGCATTACCAATATAGTGTATCTTACCCTGCTTTTGACGCTTATGGAAGTGACCTGAGAACACATACTCTTGATTTTTGAAGTGTTCCACCCTCAAATCACCTGCTTCTGGCATTTTAACCATAGCATTCATATAAAATGACGGTAATTCAAAGTGACCAAACATATATTTGGTAGATATTTCAGGAATCTTCTTGTATTCATCGCTTACAAGCCAAGGAATAAGTGCTACATCGTCTTCTATAAGCATTTCATTAACAAATTCCACGCCAGGAATGTGTTTAGATAGCACTGTAGAAGCAATATCACGTTTATCCTTGTAATATAAGTCGTGATTACCTGTAAATATGAAAAACTGCTTAAAAGCAGCGCCTAATTTCTCTAAAGAGCGTAATGTTGCCTCCATAGTAGTGAGATTTAGGCTATTTCGGTTGTGATGCCAATCTCCACAGAAGATTCCAGTGTCACACTTGTTCTTTTGCGCTTGTTCTATAAACCAATCAACGAAATTTTCGCAATCTGTTAAGTGTATTTTACTATTGCCTTTAAGACCTAGATGAATGTCTGTAAAAACTGCCGCTTTTTGGAACATTATGCCCCCTCTGTAAAAATTTCTATGTAATCTTTAGTGTATAAACCCTTCAAACTGCGATTTCTCAGTGTCTGTGGGTGTATATTTGTAGCTAACATAAACTCTCGTTTAGATTTATAGTGTAAAACCTCTCCTTTAGCGTTCATAACAGTTAAAGGTATGCTAACTTTAGCCGCCCCTTTAGCACTATTAACACGGTTTTTACTACACCGCTCCTCATATGCTTCGTTATCCAGGCTGCTCCAGCTTTCTTTAAACTGTTTAGAACGCTGTTCTACTAAATCAGGGTTATTAGCATATGTCTCTCGTAGTGTAGCGCCCTTTTTGGCATAAACCTCCTCATTATGTAGGTGTGAGACCATTTCTTTGCGTTCTTGGGCGGAGGTTTCTGCCCATTTTTGTTCTATATTGTAAATAGTTTGCCTTTCAGAGAGGATTTGTAGTAGTTTCCCAACATCCTCGTCTTGTAATGTGTGTAAATCATACTTACCTATGCCGTCACCGCCAGGAGAGGAGTTCAAACCCCGCCTATATGAGTCATATTTTGCGATATAATCTATTTCTGCGAGTGCTAACTTAACTATACTTGTAAAACCTCGCTCTATTACCTCGTAATGTATATCTTCTATACTATTATTTGTAATAGCACGGGCTAACTTTGTATCTTTTTGTGTAGCCTCTCGTAAATGTGTATTAAACCGCATCTTTCTATGCTCAGGATGTGTGTCAAATCCTATGTAAACCTTTTTTTGTATCGTAATCTTGTATATAAACATCATAACCCCGTAGTGTATATAGTATATATACACATTGGGCTATAGATGCTTCAGAAATGAATAAAAAAAGAGGTTGACAAATTAGTAAAAACCTGCTATAATGATATTAAGCCTATTTTAATTGAATTGTTCTTGGTATTCTGCTTCTCTTTTGAGCGCAATAGCCCATTCGCCTTCGGCTTGGCGTGTATATGATGGAGCCATGTTGTTCATCTCCAAAATATCGTCACGAATTGTCTGATTTTTCTTTTCTAAGTTAATAATCCTTACAAAAGAGTTTGTAACAGCCGCTGTATAATACGCAAACGGGTTAGCAGACTTAGATTCGTCAAATTGTAGCCCAATTTGAGCTAATTGTAGGATGGCTTGCCCTCTCATTTCGTCGTTATAGGTATATCCACGAACATTTCCTTTTGTAGCGTAGCGTTCGCAGAGTTTAATCCACATTGTAGCAAGTGTATCTGTAGAAGTACCAGATTCTAGTGAGAAATGCCCTGTTTCTACATCTCCAATCCAGTGAGATTTGCCTACACACACTAATTCGTCCTCTTCGTTGAACTTATAGTGTTGAAATGGCGGAAAATTTACCTTAACTTTAGTATCTGCTACAGTTTTAGGGTTCTTTTTACGCCCAGGCTCTGCTGGAATGTGCTCAAACGTCATAATCCTAAAGATTAAGTCAGTTTTTGCTACTTTGCGATAATCTAAATCGCTAGAAATGCGTTTAGCACGAGCTCTTTTAGCATCTGCAACTGTTCTGATGTTAATTTTATCTACACCAAGCAAAATACTATCATATTGATGATAATCTGCTTCTGTAAACCGGCAATAAGATGATTTGGACTTGTGAATTTCGGACAGGATGTCGCGATTGTTAAGATAGTTTTTTTTCTTCATATATTCTCCGTGTATATTTATTATTTTAACAGAATGCGTAAAAAAAGTCAACTAAATAATGTAAATAAAAGATTTTTAAGGAGATCTAATGGCTATAGCTTTTCCAACGGCCGCTACAGTAGGCGAAAAATATATAGAAAACGAAAAAATATGGGAATGGAACGGGACAGCATGGAATAAAATGCCAGCTGGCGATGTTCTTTCGTCAGATTCTGCTCCATCCTTACCATTTGATGGGCAACTTTGGATAGATACTGACTCAGGCGGGGCGTATTATTATGATTCTAATAATGGATGGCTACAACTTGTCTCAGGTGCTGTAAATAATCCAGCAATCACTATAAATCATGCAATGATTATTGGATCATCGTCTGCTCCGCAAACTGCTACTCAACTTTATAATATACAAGCAGATTCTATTGCTAATAATGGCTTAATGTTATCAAATAGAGTATATTCTGTTTCAGGATCAGACTATTACAATGCTCTAGTAATTTGGGGACAAACAAATACTAACATTGAACGAAAATCAATACAATCAAATGCTGATGCTGTCGTCGTAGCACAAGCAGATATTAATAATATGTCTACAGATGCTGCTGGTGCTGGTAATAATAACAGTTTAATAGTTAATAAAGCGTTTGATATGACTAATATTTCCGGAACACAACTATTTAGATACTCTCATTCAAATGGTACAGAATATACACATGGTAATTTACAAGTTCGACGCTCGTATGCAACAGCCACAGCAAATTATACTGATGTTCTATTCATATCAGGTAGCAGAGATACCACTTTTTGGCTAAATTCTGTTGAAAAGTGCCAAATTGTAGCTAATAATACGGCAGTAATGTTACCAAATATATCAAATGCTCGTACAAGAGGAACAGCAGTTAATGATTTTGACAATGTTATATACTGTTATGGTGCTGATACCGGAGGACCTCCAACAAATAACTTTACAAAGATGAATTTTGCGGCAGAATCGCAACAAGATTTTGTTCCTACTGGTGCTATAGCTAGAAAAAGCGTTCAAGGTGTAGCCAATGATACAGATGGTTTATTCTTTGGTGGGAGAGATACAAATAGCACTCGGATAAGCGATGTAGCTAAGATAAATTTTGACTCACTTTCGTTTCAGGCAAGCGTAGGATCATTATTAGACGCTGTTTCAAACCACACTGCAACATACGGAAATTAATATGACGACTACATCAGTTAGTGTAGGTAATAACGGTATTGGTGCTGCATTAGAATCTGCTGGAAATTCTATTTCAGGTGCCTTTGATAGCGGCGTTTCTTCTATAAAAAGCACTTTTAACTTAGATAGTTTTGGTTCAGATAAAAGATCAAGTGCTTTGCCAACTAATAGTGCAAAGCAAGCAAAGGAAGGGCAGTTCTCAGATGCATATTTTGCACTATCGCAAGCACCTGATTGGCGTGTTCGAATATCAATACCTTCTGTTTTTCTTGAATTTAAGATGAATGAGATATTATATCCTTTGTATAATACAGGAAATGCTATGATATTTCCATATACACCTACTATTTCTCTTGCATCATCTGCTGGTTATTCGTCATACGAACCAACGCATAGCAATTATCCTTTTTATGCTTATAAAAATTCTTCGCACGAAGACTTAAACATACAAGGAGAGTTTACAGTAGAGACAGTTGATGAGGCAAAGTATTGGTTAGCCGCAAGACACTTGATGAAATCTTGTACAAAAATGGCATATGGAGAGAATGAAAATATTCCAGACGGAGCACCACCTCCAATATGTAAGTTAAATGGCTACGGAGACCATATTTTCAAAGATGTACCTATTTTGATTGCTAAATTTGATGTAGTATTAGACAAAGATATTGATTATATGTATGTAGCACCTGGTTTTGCTGGAGATACCAAAGGCACATATGTACCAGTTCGTAGTATGTTTTCAGTTCAAGCCAAAATAGTGCATAGTAGACAGAAAGTTAGACAGTTTTCACTATCAGACTTTGTTAAAGGTTCGTATGTTAAGTCTGGGGAGTTCATGTAATGGCATTTTCTGCATCATCACCGTGGTATAATACCGGAATAGTTGCTAATTCGTACTTAGATGTACTAAAAATTAGACCTATACCAGCTAATGATGATGATCCTTTGTATGAAATTGAAGAACAATACACACATAGGCCTGATTTATTGGCATTTGATATGTACAATGATCATAAATTATGGTGGGTGTTTGCTCAACGAAACATGGATGTAATATTAGATCCAATATATGATATAACAGCAGGTACAGAAATCTATCTTCCACAAGCAAACTTACTTAAAAAACATCTAGGTCTATAATTTATGTCAAATGGTATTTCTGATTGGATTAAAGATACAGTAGATTCTACAACCGAATACGCTGGAGAAATTGTTGATGATGTTAAAGATTTTTTTAGTCCAAATGTAACTGTAGAAGATGCTGTAAATGAAGAAGAAGGTTTACTTACTAGCAAGGTAGATAGCGATGGATCTCTCAATTCTGCTACAATAAAAGACCAAGGATCTAGTACAAGTTCAGCATCAGGACAAAAAACCTTTATTACACATAGTGATAAAGGACATATGTATAATGAATTAGATCAATTTGCGTCACATAACACTATTTTTACATTAGCAGCTCTTACAGATGATGAAATATCTAACCCTGATTCAACATATAGATCAAAAGAACCAGAGATAACAATACTTCGTTCAGGTGGAGGAGTAGATGCACCTGGCGGATTTGGGTTAGAACAGTACGATGGCAAGCTAGAATACTTTATTGAAGATGTAAACATAGAATGTTTAATAGCTCCTAACGTATTTGTTAAACAAACCAATGCTACAAAGATAGAATTTACAGTTTTTGAGCCGTATTCTATGGGGCAATTTATATTATCAATAATGCAGGCGGCTAAAAAGGCAAAACAAGGCAAGGAAGTTAACTATCTTGCACATCCTTTTCTGTTAACTATGACTTTTGTAGGGTGGGACGACAATGGTAAGCAAGTTCCAACTGACGTAACTGCTAAAATGCGAAGAATGTTTCCTTTTGTTATATCGGATATACAATTTAACACCGAAGAGAAGGGTAGTACGTACAAGGTTGTGGGCGTACCTTGGAATGAACAAGCATTATTACAAGAAAATCAAACACTAAAAGTAACACACAAGATAATAGGCAGGACTGTTAAAGAATTATGTCAAACATCTTTGTATTCCTTGTCAAATGCTTTTAACGAAGATCAACAAAGACAGAAGGTTAAATCAAGTTATACATATTCTCCAGATGAATATCTAATAGTATTTCCAAAGCTAGATGGTAGTGGCGATCCTGAAAATACAAAAATTACCTCATCAAGTGCGGCAGAAGGTTCAGCTACTTTTAATCCAGGCGCCGATGCTGATAGTGGAGATGTGAATAATGTAACGGATAAGCAATTAGAGTTTTATTTTGAGCAATCTGTAGCAGTTAGAAAAGCTATTTCTGTCAATAGAGAGGGTGTTAAACAGAATTTTAAGAAAGAAATTAATAATGTAAAGGCTGTTGTAGCAAAAAGATCAGATATTGGCGAAGCTGGCAGGGCATATGCAGACAACGAAGACACAATTAATGACATTGGCAAAGCAAAAATGTCAAAATCATCCGTTCATAACGATAAGCATCCGTTCTTCAAACCTATATATGCTGAACTTAACGATAAAAAGCAAGGAATATTTAATAGAGACAGGATTAAAATATCCGATGGACTTGTAGAATTTGATTTTGACGCAGGAACTTCTATACAGGATATGATAGAAGAGATTATATTAATGAGTGAATATGGCAGAGGACTACTTGAACAAACTCCTGTAAATGATATGTATGAGTGGTTTAGAGTAGACTTTGAAGTATATCCAATTGATTCAAATGCTATCCCTAGTAGAGGAAGGGCTGCTCAGCTATTTGTTTATAGAGTTTATCCGTATAGAATGCATAAGAGTAGATTTCAAGCAATGTCAGCCTCTAATGATGTAAACTTTTTATATGATAATGCTATTAAGAAGTATGAATACTTATATTCTGGTAGAAATGATTCTATAATTAACTTTGATATTCAATTTAATAAGGCTTTTTATACAGCATTAACAGCAGCATATGACACAAAGTCACAATCGCAAACGCAAACAGCAAATTCTCGTTCTGCTAACGACATTGCAAGCAACTTAACATTAACAACTGTTGATTCAGGCGAATCTGCTAGCGGTAACAGAGAAGCAGTAAGTGTTCCTGGCGCTTCTACTGGTAGAGTTGGCGGTAGTCATGGAGAAGTTGTAGAAACTGCTGGCGCTAGAGATTGGAATGACATATTTTTAAATTCTAATGTAGATTTAATTAACATTGAGTTAGAAATAGTAGGCGATCCGTATTATATTGCAGATTCAGGCATGGGTAATTATCATGCTAAAAGCAAAACATTTAATTTAACCACAGATAATACAATGAACTACGTAAATGGAGAAGTTCATATTGTCATAGAATTCAAAACACCAATGGATTATCCATTTGCTAATGATACAACTAGTGATTCCTTTATGAATTTTAAAGATAAAAGTTTGCCAGTAAAAGCATTTTCCGGCGTGTATCAAGTTATTAGAGTAAACAATACAATTTCAGAAGGTAAGTTTACACAAAAATTACATTGTATTAGAGTAAGAAATCAATACAAGCTAGATACTCTGCAACCACCAACAGAAAAGAAACTAATAACAGTGAATACTTCTACAGAATTTGCACATAATGTTGGAGCTTACCAAAGGAATCAACACTTATGAGTACAACATATCAACCAAAAGTTTCTATAGGATCTCGTCCTGAATGGATGAAAGGTGTAGGACCTTATATTGGCAGAGTAGTTAACCACTTAGATACAGAATATATGGGTGGTGTAGAAGTAGAAATACTAAAAACTTCTGATTCATCTGGTACGCAGGATTCTGCTTATGTTATTCCTTGTGTGTATGTCAGTCCGTTTTTAGGTCAAACACCGCTACAAGGGTTATCTCAAAATGCTGGATTTGATAATACACAAAAAAGTTACGGATTCTGGGCAGTGCCGCCAGATGTAGGAGTAAAAGTTTTAGTATTACTAGGCGAGAATAACTTAGGCTTTGGATTTTGGATAGGATGTATCCAAGATAAGTTTATGAACTTTATGATGCCTGGTAATGGATCTACAACATTTACCAAAGATGCTGGAGCATATAGTGGCATGAAAGTGCCAGTTGGAGAATATAATAAGTTAACAGAAGCAGGTACAGGCAATGATCCTACAAAATACCAAAAACCTGTAGATATAGATCAAGCAGATGTGCTACAAAAGCAAGGGTTAATAGACTCAGGCAAAAAAGAATGGGACGAGCACCGTGGTGTACATTCATCTTCGTCACGTAGAGAGATACCTTCTATGGTATTTGGCTGGAATACACCTGGCCCGTATGACTACGATGGACCAAAAGTACCATATTCGTCTGTAGACCACCAAACAGAAGTACCGTTTAACCGTTTAGGCGGCTCTAGCTTTATAATGGACGACGGAGATATGATGCAACAGAGAGAAAAACCTCCTGTTGACGACAAGCCACTATACAAAGAGATAGAAAAGAAGGAAAAAGGCGACCCAAATATACCGCACAACGAAATAACTAGGCTTAAAACACGCACTGGTCACCAAATCCTTATGAATAATGCAGAAGATTTTATCTATATTATTAATGCTAGGGGTACCGCTTGGATAGAATTAACAAACAATGGCAAAATTGATGTATATTCTTATGATTCAGTATCTGTACATTCTGAAATGGATATAAATCTTAAAGCAGAGCGTGATATTAATCTAGAAGCATCAGGTAACATTAATTTTAAAGCTAAAGAACAGATGCGTATGGAGTCAGGCAATGCTACACACTGGAAAGTAGGCACAGCAGAAACTAAAAAAGCACCTGGCGAGCGTGACAAGCAAAGAGAGCAGGACGAGGATCCAGATTCTCCAACTTACGGAGACCGCAAATATCGTGTGTTTGAGGATTTATCTGATACAGCACAACCTGGCGATAATTTGTATATAGATGTATCTCGTGATGTATATTGGAAAGTAGGAACACATCCTGAGAAAGGTGATGTAAAAATTGAAGTATCTAAAGACTCGCATTGGACAACAGACAAAGAATTTAGATTGTATGCTAAAACACACATACACCAAAAGTCAGATTTAACAACACATCACGAAGCTAAGACAGCATTTCATCAGAAGGCAGGCACTTCGTTTCATATGCAGAGTGGCGCAACTATGAATTTGAAATCAGGAGCACATCTTAAGTTATATGCCGCTAATAATAACACAATAAAAGCAGGCTCTAACAATTATTTAGATGCTGCTGGTAATAATCACATAAAAGCAAACTCAGGTAACTTTATGTCGTCGTCAACAGCTCATATTAAGGCAAGTGTTGTGCAGATTCAAGGAATGGTGTATAACAACGGCTCAGCATCACCTGCATCACCTGGCTCAATGGCAGCAGGAGCAATACCACCTGAGTTAGCAATATTACCTGAGTGTGCGCACCACGCATTTATTCCAGTTAGGATACCAATGCACGAGCCTTACTATTGCCACGAGAACTTAGATCCAAATATGTTTAAGCCTGATAAAACAGATTCAACAAAAAGTATTAACGATGCTTGTGAATTTGCTATAGCGTATGAGCAAGAAGATCAAAAATATATTCTAACACCTGATACATTTAGGAAAGGCGTATGAGTCGAGAATTTAAAGAAAAAACTTTATATAAAGAAGTTGTTGTAAAAAATGCTGAAAAACGGCGTAAATTTGATCCTGGAACAAAAGTATATAAGGGAGTCAGTACTGTAAATCCTGATAACACCTCGCCAGTATTATATGATTTATCTATAATTAAACAAGATATACTAAATCATTTTCATATTAGGCAAGGAGAAAAGTTATCTGATCCTAAATTTGGATGTATATTATGGGATTTGTTATTTGAATCACTTACAGATGCTACAAAGCAATTAATTATTCAAAATGTAAATCAAATTTTTGATCACGAACCACGGGTAATTGCAAATTCTATTATTGTAGACGAATATGAAAATGGTATTGCAATTTATGCTACTCTTACATACTTGCCTTATAATATTTCAGAGACAATGCGTGTAAACTTTGATAAAAATGCTGGATATGCATTTGCCTAATATCTACGCACTTTAAACACACCATAAATACAAATAAAAGGAAATACATATGTCCTCAACTGATAGACAAAATCGTTTATTGGTAGCTGAAGATTGGAAACGAATCTATCAGTCGTATCGTAACGCAGATTTTCAAAATTATGATTTTGACTCTTTGCGTAGGATTATGATAAATTACTTACGGCAAAATTATCCCGAAGATTATAATGATTATATTGAAAGTTCAGAATATCTTGCATTAATTGATCTCATTGCCTTTTTAGGGCAAAATTTAGCCTTCCGTATTGACCTAAACGCACGAGAAAACTTTTTAGAGTTAGCAGATCGTAGAGATTCTGTTTTGCGTTTGTCACGCTTATTATCTTATTATCCAAAACGTAATGTAGCTGCACAAGGATTGATAAAAATTGTTTCTGTTAACACATCTGAATCATTTGTAGATTCAAATAATGTTAATTTACAAAACCAAAATATTATTTGGAACGATCCTTCAAACCCAAATTGGCGTGAACAGTTTATTAAGGTAATGAATAGAGCTATCGGTGCTGACGAGATTATTGGCAAGTCAATTAAGCGAGAAACTATAAACGGTGTACTAACTGAGAAGTATAGATTTTCGTCACAAGGTAGTAACTTGCCTATTTTTGATTTCTCTAAAGTAATCGAT